AATCAAAAAGACCTAGGACAAATACCATGTGTTTCAGCGCACCCAAGATGCCGTCTATGCCAGCCCCCCCGCCCCCTCCTCCGCCCCCGCCGACCCCCATGGCGGGTTCTGTTCAGGCTTCTCCGCTGGAGATGGCCGGTGCACCCAAGATGCGGTCTTCCACTAAGGGTAAGGCAATGCTGACGATTCCGCTGGGTGGTCTTGGCGGCATGGGCTCTAGTGCTGGCATGTCTATCTAAGGAAACAAAATGTCTGACTACTCTGCCCGAAGCCTGTACTCAACTCTTGAAAGCGACCGGGATTCGTACCTGCGTCGTGGCAGGGACTGTTCCCGCGTTACTCTTCCAACGCTTTTGCCGGATGAGAACGCTACCAGCGTCACCCAGTTTGCTACCCCCTTCCAGGGTCTTGGTGCCCGTGGCGTTAATCATCTGGCAGCCAGCCTGCTGATGAGTCTCCTCCCCCCGAACCAGCCCTTCTTCCGTCTGGTTTTGGATGAGGAGGCCGTCCGGGCTTTGGGTGGTATGGATGAATACCGCACGGAGATTGACCAGACCCTCAGTTCCATTGAGCGGTCGGTGATGCAGGAGATTGAATCGAAGGCGATTCGACCGGCGGTCTTTGAGGCACTGAAGCACCTGATCGTTACCGGCAATGCACTGATCCACCTGGGTGACAACGGCATCCGCGTGTTCCACCTGAACCGTTACGTCATTAAGCGTGACCCCATGGGCAACGTGTGTAACATCGTGGTGAAGGAGACTGTTGCTCAGGACATGCTGAGCGAAGAAGCCTATGCCGCTATTGGTGGCGACGAGATGAACGGCAATGGAAGCGACACCCCCGTTGACCTGTACACCTGCATCCACCGTGAAGAGAACGGTGAGTTCATGGCGTTCCAGGAAATCAAGGGAGTGGTCCTTGATAGCACCCGCGGTAAGTACAAGGAGGGCAGCCTGCCTTGGCTTGCCCTTCGTATGAACCGCGTGGACGGTGAGAGCTATGGCCGTGGCTACGTTGAGGAGTACCTTGGTGATCTCCGTAGCCTTGAGGGCCTGACCCAAGCAATCGTTGAGGGTTCCGCTGCAGCAGCCAAGGTGCTGTTCCTCGTGAACCCCAACGGCATGACCCGCGCCGATGTCCTTGCCAAGAGTCCTAATGGAGCTATCCGAGAGGGTAACGCAGCAGATGTCACATGTGTACAGCTACAAAAGCAGGCTGATCTCGGGATTGCGATGCAGGCGATCTCTTCGATTCGTGAACGAATTAATTATGCTTTCTTGCTTGCGGAGTCAACGATTCGTAATGCTGAGCGTGTTACCGCCGAAGAAATCCGACTCACGACCGCAGCGGTTGAGAGGCAGCTAGGCGGTATCTATAGCATCCTGTCTCAGGAGTTCCAGCTCCCGCTGGTCAAGCGGATCATGGACCTGATGCAGAAGGCCAAGCGTCTGCCCAAGGTTCCCAAGGAGTTCGTCAAGCCGGTGGTCATTACCGGCGTGGATGCCCTTGGTCGTGGCAACGACCTTGTGAAGCTTGATGCTTTCCTTGCTGGCATTGCCCAGACCTTTGGCCCCCAGGCTATCTCCCAGTACATCAACCCCAAGGAATACCTGTCCCGCCGTGCGGCAGCCCTTGGCATTGATCCCCAGGGTCTGCTTAAGGATGAGCAGTCACAGGCAGCTGAGTCCAACCAGGCGATGGCCGCTGGTCTTGTCAACAAGCTTGGCCCAGCCGTCATCAACCAGATGGGCGGGGCTGTCCGAGAAGGTGTTATTTCTCCCAACATGGCAGCAGCACAACAGCCCCCGGCTGGTATGATGCAGCCAACCCAGTGAGGAACATATGGACCGAGTTGAATTCAAGCCTGAGATTACCGGATCGCTTAGCCCTGCCCAGCAGGAAGCGATGAACAAGGAGCAAGCCCCTCAGCCCGATGCTACGGCAGAGGCTGATGGCACTGAGGCCCAGCAGACGGATCGCCCTGAGTGGCTTCCTGAGGGCTTTAACAGCCCCGAGGAGCTGGCCAAGGCGTATGCCGAGCTGAGCTCTAAGGCTGACCCGAAGACCGGTGACGAGGACAAGGAAGACGACGTTGACCCCAAGGCTGAAGTGACTGAGTCTTCGGACAAGCTGAGTAAGTTCTCTCAGGAGTTCTTCACCAGCGGAAAGCTGAGTGACAAGTCCTACGATCAACTGGCCAAGATGGGTATTGGCAAGGACATCGTTGATCAGTTCATTGCTGGTCAGCAGGCCGTGATGACCCAGGCCGAGGCAGAGGTTTTGTCTGCGGTTGGTGGTAAGGACTCGTACAACAAGGTCATTGACTGGGCACGCCAGAGTCTTAAGGAGGAAGAGATTCTGGCGTACAACAAGGCCGTTGAGTCTGGTGACCGAAGCCAAATGCTGTTCGCAGTCCAGGGTCTTCATGCCCGTTTCGTTGCCAACAACAACGAGCCCAAGCTGATCGCTGGCCGACCGGCTAAGACTTCTGGTTTTGCCAGCACGGCAGAGATGGTCAAGGCCATGTCTGATCCGCGATACAAGAATGACCCGGCATACCGCGAAGAGGTTGCCCGTCGTGTTGCCACTTCCAATAGCATCTGAAAGGACAAACAATGGAACTTAAGCCTGGATATAAGACGACTGAGTTTTGGATGAGCCTGCTTGCCGTTGCCGTTGGTGCGATTCAGGCCAGCGGCCTGGTCCCCATGGAAGGTGCTTGGAACCAGATCCTGGGTACCGCCACGGCTGCTCTGGTGGCCCTTGGCTATACCGGCGCACGCCTGTCGATGAAGAAGAACAGCTAATGTACCGACGTAGCCCCAACCTTTCGATTGGCCGAGGAGAAAAGCTCCCTGTATCTCAGGGTGCTGGTCTCACTGCCAAGGGTCGGGCTAAGTACAACAAGGCCACAGGATCTAACCTGAAGGCTCCTACCAAGGATAAGGACAATCCGCGCCATAAGTCCTTCTGCGCTCGTAGCAGTTCTTGGAAGGGTGAACGAGGAAAGGCCGCACGAAAAAGGTGGGGATGCTAATATGAAGAAGAAGAACGCTTTGGTTATCAACATTAACCGACGTAAGAAGGCTGGCACCAGTAGACCGAAGTCTAAGTCAACGGTGTCCAAGGAAGCCTACGCTCAGATGAAGAAGGGTTATTGAATGTGGGCAGCCATTGTGGTTGCCATTCAAGCCCTTGTTAAGGAATTGGTCTGTCGGATATGGGAACGCGCCAATGAACGCACGCTTGCGAAAGATGCCCCTGCTGGTCCTGGCAATGTCTACGACCGGTTTTCTAAACGGGTGCAACAATACACGGGTCGTGTTCGTCCACCCGGCAGACCATGATCTAGTAAGGCTTGGCCCTGATGTCCGGGGCCATGTCTATTTCTGGAACGGTTCCGAATGGGAACTGTCATCCAATACCGTAGCGTTACCCGAGGGTTGGTACGCTGGGTATGTGGCTCCTGAGGGAGCTACTTCTAAAGACCCTAAGCTTAATCCGTAAGATCGTCTTTGGCACGCTGCGGCTGTCATACCACGGTCGAGGGAAAAAGTATCCCCTGTTTGGGGCAGCTTTGTGCTGTCCCTTGTCAATCGCATTCTGTTACTTAAAGGAGCCATACAATGGCAGTTACTAGTATTACTTTCGGTGGTCGTGTTAACAACGACACTACCGGCACTTTTGCAAAGAACAATGAGCTTTTCCTCCAGGTGTTCGGTGGCGAAGTCCTTCAGTCGTTTGAAACGACCACCGTGATGAAGGACAAGCAGATGATCCGCACGATTTCCAGCGGCAAGTCGGCTTCGTTCCCCTGCGCTGGTGTGGCTGGCGTGGCTTACCACACTCCCGGCCAGGATATTGCCGTGGAAGGTAGCTACCTCCAGAACATCAAGCACAACGAGAAGGTCATTTACATTGATCAGCTTCTCCTGTCGAGCGTGTTCGTGGATAAGCTGGACGAGATGAAGAACCACTACGATGTGCGTTCGATCTACGCCCAGGAAATCGGTCGCGCTCTGGCCAACCAGTTCGATAAGAACCTGCTTGGTCTGGCGATTCTGGCTGGTCAGGCTTCAGCCACCACCGGTATGCCGACTAAGAACAGCGTTGCTGTAAACGCTGCTTACACCGGTGCGGGTATCGTGGATGGTCTGTACAAGGCGGCTGCTGCTCTGGACAAGAACAACGTCCCGAGCGAAGATCGCTTTGCCGTGGTCACCCCCGATGACTACTGGACCATCGTGAACAGCACCCAGGGTCTGGCCCTGATCGACCGTGACTTCGGCGGCGACAGCAACGGAACGTACTACGAGGGTAAGCTTCTGAAGGTGGCTGGTTTTGCTCTGGTGAAGAGCAACAACGCTGCCAGCGTTCTGAAGACCAACGTCAGCACCTCCAGCCAGAACAATGCTTACCACGGCAACTTCACGAACGTCCAGTGTGTGGCGTTCCACAAGAGTGCTATCGGTACGGTGAAGCTGATGGATCTGGCTATGGAGAGCGAGTACAACATCCGCCTTCAGGGTAACCTGATGGTGGCCAAGTATGCCATGGGTTCGGGCATCCTGCGTCCCGAGTCGTCGGTGGTTCTGGCTACGGCCTGATACTGTTTGAAAATACAAATGGCCAAGAGTACCGAAAGGGCTCTTGGCCTATTCCTCACTCAACCCTAAACAACAAGGAACAACATGCCAGCAGTTTTTGATCCCAGCAACAACGAGCGTTACCCCCGTGGGTATGTCACCAGCACCCTTAACCAGCAGCAGGCTGGAGCATATGGTTCAACCATGGCTGACCAGTTTGTGAAGGACGTGATCGCTGGTAAGGACTCTCTGGACGTGGTGGTGATTTCTGACAGCAACGGAGCGTACAGCTCTAATGGCGGTATGCTCTATGCTTGGGAGAAGGGCCTCCTTGATGCTGGTGCTGCTGCTTATGCAACCGGAATTTTCCCTTGCGGTGGCGCAACGGCAACCGTCAACCAGCCCGCTGGTAAGTATTCGGCTCTTGCCATTGACGCAAACCAGGCACTGATTGGAACGGCACAGGGTGGATCTGCTTCGGTGTCTCTTGGCTCAGCTCAGACTTCCCTAACTGCGATTAACAACGCCTGGAACGGCGGCAGCAGTGGCTTTAAGCCAGCCGGTCCCGTGCTTGATTGGGCCTATATTGCCAGCGGAACAACTTTCCAAGCAAGTCAATATACTGAGCTTGGTGCAACTTCGTCGATTGGTGTCACTAATGCACTGACCTACCGGGTTGGATACGCGACTTTCACCACCGGTTCTGGCAGCTTTAAGGCTGGATCATTTAACAATACTGACGGTGCTTGGATTAGCGGCACGTCTTACAACACCAACACCGGAACGTCTGGCTACAGCATTGCTAGCCACACCATTGCTGCAAACGCCGGTCGTTCCGGTAAGGCTATTCGCTTTACCAAGACAGATGCCTTCTACGGTGAGGGTAGTGTAATCGGGCCGGTTGGATTCCTGTTTGAATCCGTCTCTCGCAATGTCAAGGGTTTTGCTGTTACTGGCATGGGTGTCTACTCCGGTGGTACCACGACTCAGATCAGCGATGGAATAGTTGCTTCTGGCGACACCACTACGACTTACCTGCGAGAGCTTCGTGAGCGTCAGATCCTTCAGGGCGGCTCTGGCCGAGTCCTAGTGTTTACCTACACCGGTGTCAATGACGTTGGTGCAGCCAACTTGTCTGCTTGGGCAACCAAGACTAACGCCATGATTAGCCATTTCCAGACCAAGTGGACTGCCCTTGGTTACCCCTCTTCGGACCTTGCATTCGTTGTGGCTGTTACCCACACCCAGGCTGCGGCTGATACCACTCTTGCAGCAGGCCGAGTTCTCGGTAAGACCAGCGTTTCGTTCGGTGCTAGCAACCAGGTGACGTTCATTGACATGAATGAGATGGCACCTTACACCTACCTGAATACCAACAGCTTTTACGATTCCGGTGGCAACTCACATCTCTCGTTGACTGGCTATGCGGCTGTCGGTGCACTGATCGTGGCTGCTCTCAATAAGTAATCGAAAGGAGAGCCCATGGCTCTTACTCCAACCACCAAGCTTCAGGCTATCAACACCATGCTGAGCACTATCGGGTGTTCCCCGATCAGTTCTCTGTCTGGTTACAACTCTGCCGATACAGCCTTGGCTATTCAGATCCTGGATGAGATTAACCTTTCGGTTCAGTCTGAAGGGTGGCACTGGAATACCGAGGAGGATGTTGAGCTGGTCCCAGATCCCAGCAGCGGTGAGATTGTGGTCTCGCCCAACGCCCTCATGGTCGATGTCGATGGGATTAACCGTGGTGACTTTGAGGTTGTTCTTCGTGGCAACAAGCTTTACGACAAGAAGAACAAGACCACGGTCTTTGAAAAAAGCATCAAGGCCACCGTCATCTACGGTCTGGACTGGGAGGAAATCCCTCAGGCAGCCCGTGGGTACATTATGATCCGCGCTTCACGCATCTTTGGTGACCGCATGGTGGGCTCTGAGAAGCACCATGGGTTTACCCTGCGTGACGAGGTGTTTGCTCTCACCAAGCTCCGTGAGTACGAAGGCGAGACTGCTGATCGCACCATCTTTGACAACTACTCAACGTACCGAATCATTGATCGCAACTACCCCGAGGACTTCACTGGATAACCAATGAGTCTTATTACCCTTTCCATTGCCAACCTTCTTAACGGCATCTCCCAGCAATCCCCTGCTCTGAGGTTTCAGACCCAGGCCGAAGCTCAGGAGAACATGTACGCTTCGCCGGTTGAGGGCCTTGGCAAGCGTCCACCCACTGAGCATGTTCAAAAGTTGATTGATGGTGACGCAGGGAAGGCCACGGTGCACGGGATTGACCGTGGGGATGGTACTGAGCGGTACATTGCGGTGATCCGCAGTGGTGGCATTGGGGTGTATCGGATCAATGATGATGGCACCACCACCACTATGACGGTGACCATTCACAGCAACGTGCACCTGACTGGAGGTCTTCCGACCTACCTCACGTCAACCAATGCAGACTCCGTGTTCAAAGCTGTGTCTGTGGCTGACTACACGTTCATCCTGAACACCGATACGGTTGTCAGCATGGACTCTGGTACGGCAACAGCAGCGGCTGTCAATGAGGCTTTGGTGTTTATCAAGCAGGGTGCATATAGCACTAAGTATGCTATTGCAGGTACTGTCGCCGCTGAAATGAAGAGCGGAGCAACTAAGCACAACAACTCAACTTTTGATGGCGAGTCGTTTAACGATGTTTCCCATGCTGATGTTATTTCCATCATGGCCGAACTAAAGGCTGCCTTCGTTACCAATGGTGGTAGCTCAGGAAGTGGATGGACTGTTACCCGTGGTGCAGGCTCCTATACAACTTACATTTCTAAGACCGCCGCATTCGACATGACCGTTAACAGCGGCCTTGGTGAATCTGGTATCGGCCTCATCAAGAACTCTGTGCAGTCGTTTAGTGACCTTCCTTCGGTAGCCAAGAACAACATGATCGTTCGTGTGGATGGTCTTCCGGACTCCACCGAAGATGATTACTATGTGAAGTTCGCTGCCAAGGACACCACGAGTACCATCAGCGAAGGTCTTTGGTCTGAGACCATTGGTCCGTCCACGGTCCAGCATTACAACTACAACACAATGCCTCACGCGCTTATCCGCGTGTCGTCCACTGAGTTTGTGTTCAAGCGTCTTGACGGTACCCAGTACAGCAGCTTTGCCAACACAGCCAACAAGTGGACTAGTCGCTCTGTTGGTGATACCTCTTCTAACCCCAACCCGAGCTTTATCGGTAAGACCATCAACGACATCTTCCTGTTCCGTGGTCGCCTTGGGTTCCTTTGCCAGGAAGCCATTGTCCTGTCCGAAGCTGGTAACTACTTCAACTTCTTCCGAAGCACTGTCACCACGCTCCTGGACTCTGACCCCATTGACGTTGGGTCGTCTTACCCAGCCATCACGGTCTTCCGCCATGCGGTTCCGTTTTCTGAGCGGTTGGTGGTCTTCTCTGACCAGACCCAGTTTGTTCTGTCTGGTACCCCGGCGTTGACCTCCAAGACTGCTACGCTTAACGTGGTGGGCAACTATGACACCCTGTCGTACTGCCGTCCAGTGGTAGTTGCCGAGAGTGTGTTCTTTGGGTTTGACCGTGGTGGTTACTCTGGTGTCCGTGAAATGATCACGAATCCCAACGATAACGCCACGCTGACCGCACCGGATATTTCGTCCCACGTTCCCAAGTACATCAATGGCAAGCTCCGTCAAATCGTTGGGTCTACCCACGACAACATCCTTATCGGTGTCACGGACCAGGAGCCATTCAACCTGTACGTCTACAAGTGGCTGAACAGCGGTAACGAACGGGTTCAGTCTTCGTGGTCCCGCTGGAGCTTTAACGGTGGAGAGATCCGTGGCATTACCTGGATGAAGTCAACTTTGTACGTTGCCATTCAACGAACCGGTGGGCTTTACCTTGAGAAGATTACTGTGGAGCCCAACCGGCGGGATGAGAACAGTTCATTTGTGACCTGCCTTGACCGCCGGTTTAAGCCCGTCACCAAGACTTACGATTCCTCCACGAACCTTACCACAATCACTATCCCCTACAGCGTTGAGAACTACTCCCGTATGCGTGTTGTGGCCCAGGCCACCAGCACTACTGAAGCTGGTTACTTGTATACGGTGTACATCCCAGGAAGTCCAAACCTGCTCGGTAATGAGGTTGAGGGTGACAACTCCGGTCCTAATGGCGGAGAAGGTACTGGAGAAGACAACTCAATCGGTGACCCCGGAAGCGAGTTCCCTGAAGAAGATGGCTCTGGATCTGGCGGCGGAGGTGGAGGCGGCGGTGGCGGAGGCGGTGGAGGAGGTGGCGGTCCTACCCCACCATCAAGTCCATTGAATTTGGTGGCATCTGATAATGATGCTACCCACCCGCTTACCGTTGAGCTCACTTGGAATACCGTTGCGGATGCTACCGGATACGTCGTCTGGCGAACTTTGAACGGTGTCGCCGCACGAATTGGCACGTCCACCGAAGGTG